CCGACGAGGACAGGGGCCGGGCGCGTCTCAAGCGGATGCGGGCGGGCAAGGTGAACGACGCGGCTGCACAACTGGCCGCGAAGCTGGGGGGGCGGTCGTGAGCGAGCGAGAACGACAAGCGGCGTTGCGGGCGTTGTTGCGACCTCGGTCGCGGGACGCCTCGCCGGTGGACGTGGAACGGTTTCGGCAGGTGTGCCTCGCGCACTTGCGGGCGATGCGGGACGGAAAGCGGGTGACGCGATGAGCACGGCCACGGCAACACGGCGCGATCGCGAGGCGGACGCCCCGCATATCGAAATGCCGCCGACCAACTTTGACGCCGAAAACTCGCTGCTGGGTTCGCTTCTCCTGGATTCGACGGAGGTCGACAACGTCTCGGGGATCGTCACCGAGGCCTCGTTCTACCAGCCTCGCGCCGGTCGCGTGTTTCGCGTGCTGTCGTCGATGGTCGAGAAGTCGAAGTACGTCGACACCGTCACCGTGTTCGAGGCGTTGCGGAAGCTGAAAGACGCGGAGCCGGGCGACGAGGGTTTCAACGCCGAACAAGAGTTTTTGATCCAGTGTATGAACACCGTGCCCATCGCCGGGCACGCGGTCGCCTATGCCGAGATGGTAGCGGACTGTCACGTTCGCCGGCGGTTGCTCCGCGCCGCGGTTGACATGAAGGCGATGGCGCGACGCGAAAACATCGACGTTGACGAGGCGCTGGCCGACAGCGAATCGGCGTTGCACACGATCATCGAGGAACGGGCCGGGCGACAGCGGGTCGACGTGACGATCCGCGAGTCGATGCTGCAACTCCTCGACGCGCTGCACGACGGGCCGATTGTCGGCTGGCCAACCGGGTTCACGGACTTCGACGCATTGACCGGCGGCGGCCTCAAGGCTGGGCAACTGGTCATCCTGGCTGCGCGTCCCTCGATGGGCAAAACCGCGCTCGCGGCAAACATGATGCTGGGCCTCGCCAAGCGTGGGTCGCCGGTGCTGATGTTCTCGATGGAGCAATCGCGGCTGGAACTCTCCTCGCGGCTGCTGCAAACCCAAACGGGGATCGGCGGCATCCTGACGGGCGAACGCAAGAGCGCGGACGAGATGGCGCGGATTCTTGAATCGGCGAGCGGACTGGGGGATCTGCCGATCCAGATCGACGAGAACACCGTGCGGTTCTCCGCCATCGCCTCGCTGTGCCGGGTGGCCGCGCGAAAGCACGGCGTGCGGGTGGTGTTTCTGGACTACCTGCAATTGATCCAACCGGACGACCGACGCATCCCGCGGGAACAGCAGGTGGCCGAGATCACGCGCGGTCTCAAGCAACTCGCGCGGCAACTCAAGATCGCCGTCGTGGCGCTGGCGCAACTCAATCGCGGGATCGAGGGGCGCGACGAAAAGCGGCCCCGCCTGTCGGACCTCCGCGAGTCGGGGAGCATCGAGCAGGACGCGGACATCGTGCTCTTCCCGAATCGGCCGCATTACTACGACCCGCAGCTACCGGAAAGCGACGCGGTGCTGATCGTGGCGAAGCATCGGAACGGGAAGACAGGCGCGATCGACCTGCACTGGGACGCGCGGCTGATGACGTTTCGCAATGCGGCGGACGCGCCCGGCTACGGCGTGCCGTCGCAGACACAAATCGAGTTTTGACGAGGTGGTTTGGTTCGAGCGTGGTTCATTCTGACGGAGGCGAACATGGACGGCGGTGAAGGTTTCGATATCGGGTGCGACTTCGGGGTTGTCAGTCTGCGAGCGCAGGTCATCACCTTCGGCATGAAGGTCTCGCGGACGGAAATGAATTTGGACGAGGTGGACCGGCGGCTGTGCTGCAAGCGATTGACCGGCAAGCTGGTTCGTGGGGGTCGCTTTGCCGCCCCCAATCAAGCGTTGTTGCCGGGCATGGAAGGCGAGGCCCATTCGGTCGAGGGTGCGTTCGACGTGAAGCGATACGGGGTGAACGCGAACGGGTACACGTTCTCTCTGTCGTTCTCCGCTGGATCGGTTGACGCGAACGAGTGCCAGAAGCTCGCGAACAGCGCGGGTCGACTGATCGTGTCGCATGTCGAGGATTTGCCCGACGAGGACGATGGCGAAGACGACGAGGGGCACGACGACCACGAGGACGTGGGACCGATCACGAAGCCGATTAAGTTCCCTGCCGCTGCCGCCTCACCGTCGTGTCTCGCCGACCTGAAGCGCGACGACGGCGCCGCGATGCCGCTTTCTACGCTGAAGCAGTTCGGCACGACCAAGGGCATCACGAAGTCGCTCAAGGCCGCAGTCGGCGGCGGCACGGTGGGCCACCTCGAAAAGTTCATGGCGAACAACCCCGAGTTCTGGCACCGGGACATCAAGGGTATCGGCAAGGAGAAGCTGACGACCTTGCAAGACGCTCACCTCGCGTTCCGCCAGCAACACCCGATGGTGTCCGACGAGGACCGGAGCGACGTGGACTACGCCTTCCACCAGGGGCGCGAAACGTGGGACGCAAAGACCGCTGACGACACGGTGGTCGTTGCCAACCCGTACCCGGCAGGCGACCGTCGGGCGAAGGCGTGGCAACTCGGGTGGGAAGCGGGCGAGGCCGACAGCAACGCGGGCACGGTGTTCGACCAAACTGGCGACGGGGCCGCATCGTGAAAGCATCGATCCGACTGCCGTGGCCGCCCTCGGTCAACGACTACTGGTTTTCGACCGTGGTCAAAAAGCGGGTGTGCGTGTTCATCGGCGCGAAGGGCAAGGCGTTTCGCGCGCAGGTCGCGGCTGCCGTCTGGGAGCGGTGGCCCGGCCTGCGTGCGACCGGCGCGAAGGTCGCGGTAACGCTGGTCGTTCATCCACCGGACCGACGCAAGCGGGACTTGGACAACCTGCCGAAGGCCGTGCTAGACGCGCTGACGAAGTCTCGCGTGTGGGCCGACGACAGCCAGATCACGGGGCTTGCGTTGGTGTTCAGCGACATCGTGCCCGGTGGCGCGATCGACGTGGAAATCGAGTTGGTCGAGGGTGCCGTGCGGCATCTCGGGTGGGAGCGCGTGGGGGAGCGACAGGGGGTGCTGGTGTGACCAGTCCGTATCCGCCATTTCCTGAAGTGGGGTCGCTTTGGCGAGGCATGTTCGATGGCAGCCACGAGCGTGTGGTTCAGGTTGTGAAGCTCTCGGCGGGGGCTGTGCATTGGAAGCTGCACCCGCGAGGAAGCGTCCGGAAATGGAACATCTGGACTTGGGACAGGCAGAGAAAGGATCGCGTCGAAGATGCTCGCTAACCCGCGCCTCGGTCAACGTGTGCAGGTGTGGTATCGGCGCGACCGCGCGGCGTTCATGCCGTTGCACGGGCGCGAGGGGACGGTCGTCGTGGTGTCGCGAGGGAAGCCGAGGAACCACGGGGTCAAGGTTGATGGCGCGGTCTACGCCGTGCCGTGTGGCAATTTGCGAAAGGTGCAGTGATGGGCCGACGCCTGATCCTGAAGGAATGGGAACGCCTCGCGCTGCGGAACGGCGCGACGATGCTCGTGCGGGTGCTCGCTCTACAGCCGCGACACGACGGCTGGACTGTCGGGAGGTATCACCCAACTGTCGTGGGCAAAGGCGGCATCGAACAGCCTGACGAGGAAGTGTTTGGGTTGTTTTCGGATGACGGCGAGTTCGGAATCCTGTCGCCATTTCAGCCCGAGGGTGAACTGTGGCTCGCCGAGCCGCACTGGCCAATCGACGACAAGGATTGCTGGTATCGCGACGACTACCTGAACGATCCAGAGGGGCCGGACGGCGAGAACCGCAAGTGGCGACCAGCTACGCAGATGCCGCAGCGATACGCCCGCGAGCGGATCGCCGTCGAAGCGGTGGACGTGATGCGGGTGTCGAAGGTGACGGAAGCGATGGCGATGGCAATGGGGGTTCCGATCCCGAGTCACATGGCGTTCTCGTCTGGTGGTCGGAGAGAGGATCGGAATGAGTCGAGGTGCGCTCTGCGGGAGAAGATCGGCGGCAAACTGTTCGACTCGGACCCGTTCGTGTGGGTGGTGACTGTGAGAAGGGCGGTGGCCTCGTGAGCGGAGATTCGGTGATGAACGACGACATCGCAACGCCCGATGGCTGGACGCCACAAGGCCCGTGTTTCACGCGGCTGCACGACGGCGTGTTCGCTGTGCTCGAACGTGGCTCGCCCCAGGATTCGCTTTGGTGGGTGACCATCCATCGGGACCGGCAGTCCCCGATCAACATTGGCTGGCAGCCGCTGGCTGAGGTAGTCGCGTGGGCCAACGAGCGACTTGGCGTGCGAGGTGCCTCGTGATCGGAACAATCTTCTCCGACGACCGGACGTACCGCTACACGCTCTACCGCGAGTGGGAACCATCGAAGCCCCTCGTCGCGTTCATCGGCCTGAACCCGTCGACCGCCGACGAGACGAACAACGACCCCACGGTGACGCGGTGCATCAACTTCGCGAAGGCGTGGGGCGCGGGCCGGTTCGTGATGCTCAACCTGTTTGCGTATCGGTCGACCGACCCGAAGGCCCTGTACGCGGTCGCCGATCCGGTCGGGCCTGAGAACGCCAAGATGGTCGCCACGGTCACCGGGAACTATGCCCGCCTCGTGGTTTGCGCGTGGGGCACGCACGGACGAAAGCGGTTCCCCGAACACACGATGGATTTTCAGGCCATGCTGTGGCGAGTCAGCGAAGCACGCGGAGTGCAGTTCTGCTGCCTCGGCAAGAACGCGGACGGCAGCCCGAAACACCCGCTGTACCTGCGGGGGGACTCGTGGCCGGTGGACCTGTGGACGGGTGAGCGGTGGCCGGGGTTCAACATGATCGGGGGTGCGACGTGAGCATGACGCCTGAGCAACGGAAAGCGGAATACAAACGGTTTTTGGAAGCGTACCCGGATCGCGTGGCGATTCCTCGTGTGTGTGGGTTCGCTTATCCGCAGTGTGATGGCTGGATGCGGCGTGCCGAGATCGCCATCGCCGAGCGTGCGGAACTGCAAGCCGAGAACGAGCGGCTGCGGGAGCGGGTCAGCGAGTTGGAATCATCCCCCACGATTGACGAGTTGGAAAGTTACCGTTCGCCGATGGATGAAGCGCAGGCAAGGCCGCTGCGTGACCTGGTGGCCGAGTGGCAGGCAAGGGTGCAGCGTTCGGAAGATCGCGAACAGGAGATACGCGACAGGTCGGGGGACTGGCCGTTGGGTCGTCGAGTTGAAAGCGATGTGGATGAATGACCCGAGCCATCTACCTCGAACACCTTCGCGGCGAGGACAGCCGACGCGCGAGGCTCACGAATCAGCAGGTGCGAGCAATCCGCCGCATGAGCACTGAGGGTCAGTCGCTCGCTGAGATAGCCCGCGTGTTCCAGTGCTCGCGGGGGCATGTTTGCAACATCGTCAAGGGGCGCGTGCGCCGAAGGGATGGGAAATGACGCACGACACGAAGCCGGTTGTGGGGGTTCCGTGGGTCGACGCCGATGGCATGAAGGTTGAGCCTGTCGAGTTGATGGGCGTCGGCGGGGAGCGCGGCTTGTACGTCAAGGTTGACGACGGGGCTGTGTGGTGGTGGTCGAGGGTGACATGGGATCAATGGGCGGCGAACGCCGGGAAGGTGACGAAGTGAAACCCACGTTCTTTTTCTGCGGCATCTGCAACGGCAAGCGGGACAACGTCGGAGGCCTGTGCTCGGGCTGCGGTGGCGATGTCGACCAAGTGCGGATGTCGGCCAACCCGAAGCCGGTCGCCCCCAAGTGCCCCCAATGCGGACCGAGGACCGACGCCTATCGGCTCGACCGCGGGTCGTACCACTGCCGACGCTGCGGGGCCGAGTTCGCGCCGGTCGAATTCGGATTCCTTGATTCGAGGCCGGATCGCAACGCGGAGCGGATGGAGAATCGGGAACGGTCGCGTCGCAAAGCGTAGTTGCGCCTGCGTGGCGATGAGGCACGAGGACGACCGATTGGCCGTCCGGATAGCCGAAGCCCCGCAGAACGCGACTGTGTGCGTTTGGCGCGGGGTGTGGTTTTAGCAATTTGCGGGGGATGACGATGGATGACAACGAAGAATCGAAACCGGTCGAGTGCTGTCGCAACTGTCGGTTCTACCACCTCTATGGACCACCTGGCGGCGGCATGTTGCGCCAATCATGCAGGAGATTTCCTCCGACACATTTCCTTGGCTGGCCTCATGACGATCCGGAAAAACCAGACAAACCGGAAGAATATTGCTGGCTTTGGGTGCATCCGCAAGTTGCTGCAAACGGTTGGTGCGGCGAGTTTGAGCCGCGAAAAAACGACGCGATCATGGACCTTTTGCTGAGTCAAACGTCCATTCCTTTTCGGTGCCAAAACATCTTGGAAAAACACGGTATTCGCAATATCGGACAACTGCTCGTGCGGTCGGCGGAAGAGCTATTGCGCTTTCCGGGGCTTGGAGAAACCAGCCTGTCACAAATCGTGAAGCTCCTGGCAAAGCACCGGCTGTCACTGCTCGGTGAGGCTGCGAGCAACGACGCCCCATCGTAAGCACCGGTGCCGGCGTGCAGGCCCCCGGTTGGGTCAAGCAATCCAACGTAAAAGTAAGGTCGATGGGTCCTTCCGGGGCTTTTTCGGCTCGTGATACCTACGGGAACTGTCAAACAACACCACTCACTTACTTTCAAGATGGGCAAGATGGCGAAAACCGCGAAAAGCCAAGTTGCCTACGAGGAGTTTCGCGAGCGGAAAGCGCAGGAGTTTCGCGAGCAGTCAACGAGCGCCCGCGACATCGGGGATTTGCCGCCGGTGCGAAATCCAGAACGGCGAGCAATCTGCCTGGAGTCGTACACCGCGTTTCGCCAGACGTACTTCGCGGAGAATTTCTACCTGCCGGATTCGCCCGACCATGTGCTCGTGTCAAACCTCGTTGAGGACGTTGTCGAGCACGGCGGGGCAACAGCAGTGGCGATGCCTCGGGGAAGCGGCAAGACGGCCATGTGCGTCGTCGCGGCTATCTGGGCAATCCTCAAGGGTCGGCATCGCTACGTCATCCTCGTGGGAGCCACTGCCGACGCCGCGTCGCGGTTGCTGGTCTCCATCGTCAACCATTTGCGAACCAAGGAATTGCTCGCGCAGGACTTCCCCGAGGTGTGTGTGCCGATCCGAAAGCTGGCCGGGGTCAAGCAACGGCGGCTCCTGCACAAGGGCAATCCGATCGAAATGAAGTTAGGCGCGGATCAAGTCATCCTGCCGACCATCGACGGATCGGTGGCGTCGGGCGCCACGATTGACGCGGTCGGGTTGACGGGCGAAATCCGCGGTCGCTTTCGCGTGTTCGAGGATGGCCAGATTCATCGTCCGACGCTCGCAATCGTTGATGACGCGCAGACGGAAGAATCCGCAGCCTCCCCGAGCCAGTGCGACGACCGCGAGTCGATCATCAATTCGGCGGTTCAAGGGCTTGCAGGTCCCGGCGAGGAATTCTCGGTTCTGGCTCCGCTCACGGTCATCAAGCCAAACGATCTTGCCGACAGGCTCGTGGATCGGCAGCGGAATCCGCAGTGGCGGGGGATCCGCTGTCGGATGGTGCAGTCGTGGCCCGATGAAGTTGGCGAGGCCCTGTGGTCTCGATACATCGACATGATGTCGGAGGGCCTGCGAAAGGATCGGGGAATTTCTGAGGCCGTCGAGTTCTACGTGCAGAACCGCGAGGCGATGGATAAGGGATTCGTCGTCTCGTGGCCGGAACGCAAATCGAAATCGGACATTTCCGCACAGCAGCACGTAATCCACCTGCGTCTCAGATATGGAGAGGTTGGGTTCGCGAGTGAGTTCCAGAACGATCCGATTCGCCCGAAGGCGACGGCGGTGTCGGCGGTCTCGGATGCGTTGCTGGCGGCCAAGTGCAACGGGTTAGAGCGTCACGCGGTGCCGTCGGCCTGTACGCACATCACGGCCTACGTCGACGTGCAGCAAACGACGCTTTGGTACGTGGTCTGCGCGTGGGAGCCATTTTTCACCGGGTACGTCATCGACTACGGGACGTTCCCCGACCAGGGGCGCGCCTACTTCACCTTGGCCGACGCTCGGCGGACGTTGCAGGATGCGTACCCCGGTCGCGGTCTCGAAGGAACCCTGTACGCGGGCCTCGAAGCGTTGGTGAACGGGATCGCGGGGAAACAGTGGACCCGCGCGGACGGGATCGCGATGCGGGCCTCGCGAATCTTGATCGATGCGAACTGGGGCAAGTCGACGGGCACGGTCTACCGGTTCGCCCAACAGACGCCCTTCGCCGCGCTGGTCATCCCGTCGCACGGTCGGGGCATTTCGGCGAAGTCGTCGCCGATGGAGTCGTGGCAGAAGCGGCCCGGCGAGGAGCACGGGCAAGGCTGGATCGTGTCGTCGGTGCGAGAGGGTAGATCGGTCCGCCACGTCAACATCGACACGAACACTTGGAAGACGTTCGCCGCGCAGCGATTCGCGACGCCGATGGGGGACAAGGGGTGCTTGTCCGTGTGGGGCCACAAACCCGAGGCGCACCGGATGCTCAAGGACCATTTGACGGCCGAGGTTGCCATCGAAACATCGGGGCGGGGGCGTGAACTCACCGAATGGTCGCTGCTGCCGGGAAGGGATAACCACTGGTTCGACGGATTGGTCGGGTGTCACGTCGGGGCCTCGATGTGCGGCATTCGCCAGTTCGAGGCGAGTGGGTCCGCAGTCGGGGACGGTCCGAAGCCGTTCGTCATTCCTCCCCATCTCCTCGTGGGGCGCGTGGTATGAAACAACAGGCCTTGCCGCTACAACTGCCGCCGCTCGGTATTAGATGCCCGGACTGTGGCAGTACCGAAAGCGAAGTAACTCGCACCGTGAAACGTGCTGGCACCATTCGCCGCGAACGTCGCTGCCTCAACCCGGAGTGTCGTCGCTTGCTGCTGACGACGGAGCAACTTGGACCGGGACCTAGAACCGGCGGGGTCGCGAGATAAGTCGCGTGGACGGATACGGGTAACGGAACATTGTGAGAAGTCGATTTACTCGCGCAAGGCAAGATTGTCTTAGCTCGCACTATGGGGATGATTGCCGTCGATCCGGCTGATCCCCGGTCGCTTGAATGCCCGTGCAGGGGCTGCACCCTCTGCGCGGGCATTCTTTTATGTCGGACTCTCTGGCGAGCCAGATCGAGACGCGAGCGGCGGGTGCGGTCTCCGTGTCGGTTGACGGGCAGACGGTCACCGAGAGATCGCTTACCGAACTGATCGAGGCGGATCGCTACCTCGCGTCGCGCAATGCGATGGCGGGCGATCGCGCTGGCGGTCTGCGGTTCGGCCAATACACGCCCCCCGGTCCTCTTGGGGGGCACCAAACGTGAGTTGGTTTTCTCGTGTCATCGCCACGGTGTCGCGTTCGTTCGCTCCGGTGTTCGGGCGAGTGCAGGCGCGCTTCGAGGGTGCGCAGACGACGGGGACGCTGTCCAATCACTTCGCCTACGCGGACTCGATGGACGCTCGGGCGTCGTTGTCGCCGCAGGTGCGGTCCGTGCTGCGGAAGCGGATGCGGTACGAGGACGAAAACTGCTGCTGGCTGAACGGGCTGTTGACGACGGCGGCGAATCACATCGTCGGGAACGGCCCGCGGCTCCAGGTGCTGGTCGAGGACCGTGTCGCCGGTGACCGTCTCGAAGCGGCGTGGGCCGAGTTCGCGAATGCCATCGGCCTCGTCTCAGTGCTCAAAACGGCGGTGCGAACGGACTGGCGGGACGGCGAATGCGTCGGCCTGCGTCGTCGCGCGGATGTTCACCCGGAATTTCGTGTTGTGCCGCGGCTGTACGAAGCCGAACAACTCGGGTTGCCGTGGCAAGCGGTGACCGATCCGAACATTGACGACGGGGTCGAAGTCGATTCCGAGTCGGGCCTGCCGGTGCGGTATCACATTCTGCGGCAACATCCGGGCGCAAACTACGCTTGGGGTGGGTCGCTGGAAGGCGATTGGTACGACGCGAGTGACGTGATTCACACGTACCGCGCGGATCGTCCCGGCCAGTTGCGGGGCGTGTCTCGCGGGGCGTCCGGGCTGGTCGATCTTGCGACATTGCGTCGATTCGAGCGTGCGACGCTGATCGCCGCCGAGAACGCGGCCCGGTCACCCGAGACCATCGAGACCGCTGGCGCCGCGGGGACTCCGTCGTCGAGCCAGTCGGATTTCTTCCAGATCAACTTGCCGGACGGCGGGGCGACGTTCCTGCCGCAGGGGTGGCACCGAAACTCGTTCAAGCCCGAGCATCCGGCGACGACTTACGAGATGTTCACGCGGCAGCAAATCACGAAGTGGTGCCGTCCGTATTGCATGCCGTATCACATCGCGGTCGGATCGTCGCGCGAGTCGAATTACTCGTCGGCGGTGCTCGACCAGTCGATTGCGTGGGTGGCCGAGGTCACGAGCGAGCAACGGCGATTCGAGCGACAGTTCGTCGAGAAGCTGTTCCGCTGGTTCCTCGACGAGGCGGTGTTCGTTCCGGGCTTGCTCGACGGCCTGCCGGAGATCGAACGCATTCCGCATGCGTGGCAGTGGGACCCGCCACCGACCGGGGACGAATTGGACCGGATCAAGGCGGCTGTCGCTCGCGTCGATGCCGGTCTGTCGGCCCCCTCGACGGAAGCGATGTTGCTCGGTCGCGATTTCACCAGCGAGGAACGCCGCGCCGCTCAAGACTATGGGGTGACGCCCGGTCAATTGCGGATGCTCCGGCTGTCGCTCAAGTTTCCGTCGGCGTCTGCGGGTGTGCCTGCCGATCCGGCTGCCGGTGTCGCGAGCGCGGCCCCCGGTGGCGAGTTCGGCGGTCTCGGTCGTCGACAGTGGCAGAACAACGTCAAGGCCGTTCGGGATGTTCTGAACGAGGCCATTGCCGGTCGGTCGTCGCGTGCTGCCTCTGCTGCGTTACTGGAGACCCTGGGCCTCGCGCCGGAGCGTGCTGCCGCGTTGCTCGATGATGCGTTGTCCGACGGTCGTGTTGACGACACCGAGGTCGCCCAAGCGTGCGGGGTGCTGTCCCTCGAAGCGGCGGCGACCGTCACGACGCTGAACGGTCCGGCTGTGGTTGCGTTGTCGGCTGCGGAATCTGGCAAGGCTCGGCGGTTCGACATCTTGGCCTACACCGGCGGAAAGCTGAACGTCTCGGGCGCCCCCCTGCCGGTCGTCGTTGACCTGTCCGCGCTCACGGTCGCGCAGAACGTGCCGATCCTGATCGATCACACGAAGTCGGTCGAAAGCACGCTTGGGCAAGTCGAGGCCGTTGAGAACGACGGGACGACGCTCCGGCTTCGCGGGTCCGTGACGGGGGCCTCGCCGAAGTGCCTGCAAGTGCTGGCGCAGGCGGACAAGGGCCACAAGTGGCAGGCGTCAATCGGCTGCAACTACGAGGGGATCGAGATTCCCGCCGGGCAGGTCGTCGCCGTCAACGGTCAGCAGATCGAGGGGCCGTTCATTCTCGCGCGATCGGCTGAGTTGCGCGAAACCAGTGTTCTCCCGATGGGGGCGGACAGCCGCACCACGGTGAATCTTGCGGCGGCTGCCGCGCTTTCAGGAAAGGCAAACGCCATGACTTTTGAGGACTGGTTGAAGTCGCTGGGAATGGACCCGGCAACGCAAACGCCCGAGGCTTTGGCCGCGCTGCAGAAGGTCTACGACTCGCAGCAGGCGAGTGAAGCGGAGGCGAAAGCCAAGGCCGCCGCTCCGGTTGCGACCGCGACCGCCACCCCGACGCCCGCGCCTGCTGTGGCCGCCGGTGCGAATCTGGACCTGACCGCCGCGTCCGTGACGATGCTCGGTCTGATGCGGAAGCAAGCCGCCGAGGAAGCCGCCCGCATCGGTGCGATTCGCGAGATCGTCGCCGAGATTCCCGACGTGAAGGCCCGCGGTCGCATCGAAGCCACGGCCATCGGCGAAGGGTGGACCCGCGAAAAGACCGAACTGGCCGCGCTCAAGGAAGTGCGTCCGAAGGCCCCGAGCGGGATCGTCCACAACCACGATTCATCGCCGCAGGTGCTGGAAGCCGCGCTGGCCCTGTCGGCCGGTCTGGCGTCCCCGGAAAAGCACTACAGCGCCGAAACGCTCGACAAAGCGCAACGGCAGTTTCGGAACCTGGGCCTTCAACGGTTGCTCATGATCGAAGCGTGTGCGCGGGGCTACGTGTCCGGCCCGCACGAGGGCGTGCATTCCGGCAACCTCCGTGCGGTGCTCGAAGCGGCCTTCGGTCGCTACTCCGGGAGTCTCGCCGCGACCAATGCGTCGACGCTGTCCCTGCCGGGCATCCTGTCCAACGTGGCCAACAAAGAGATTCTCAGGGGCTACATGGAAGAGGATCAGACGTGGCGGGAATTGGCGACCGTCAAGACCGTCCGCGACTTCAAGCAGGTCACGAGCTATCGCATGCTCGACGACATGCAGTACGAGGAACTGCCCCCCGGCGGGAAGATCAAGGAAGGCAAGCTCGGGGAAGAGTCGTACACGCGGCAGGCGAAGACCTACGCGAAAATGTTCCAGTTTGACCGAGCGGACATCCTCAACGACGACTTGGGCGCCTTCGACGACATCCGCAACCGTCTGGGGAGCGGGGCCGCGAAGAAGCTGAATAACGTCTACTGGACCAAGTTCCTCGACAACGCCTCGTTCTTCACGAGCGCGCGTGGCAACTACATCAGCGGAGCGACGACGAACCTGGGGACCGACGGCGTGGGCCTCGGTCTCGGGTTGAAGGCGTTCCGCGACATGAAGTCGCCCAAGGTCAAGTCGAGCGACAGCGACAGCCAGCGATATCGCATCGGCGGGAACCCGGAAATCCTCGTGGTGCCTCCCGAACTGGAAGACACCGCGAACCGGATTTACCTGACCGACCCGGCTGTCGCCACGGCGGTGAGCGGGACGAACACGTACTACCGCAAGTATCGACCGGTGGTCGTGCCGTGGCTGTCCGATTCGGCCTTCACCGGCTTCTCGACGACCGCTTGGTATCTCATGCGGGCGCCGCAACGGATGGCCGCGATGGTGGTCTCGTTCCTCAACGGTCAGCAGACGCCGACCGTCGAGTCGAGTGACGCCGAATTCGACACGCTCGGGATCGTGTTCCGGGGCTACCACGACTTCGGGGTCGACCAAGCGGAATACCTCGCCGGGGTGAAGTCGAAGGGTGCTGCCTGACAGTCGCCCGTGAGTCGCGCGGATTGTGATTGACACGCCCGGCGGTCGATGGGATCGCCGGGCCTTCCAAGCCAGAAACAACCCCACGGGGAGAAACAAACATGCCCGAAGCGGATTCGGTATTGGACGACCCGAGCGTCGTCGAAATGCGGACGACGGCCGCCCTCACGGGTGGTCAAGTGATTCAACTGCCGGACGGACGTGCCGGTGTGGTGCTGCGGGACAAGGCGGCGACGACGACCGCGGACCCGGCAGCGGTGGCGGTTCGCGGTCAATACTCCGTGCCGAAGGCCGGGACGCACGCCTTCCTCGACGGCGGCGAAGCGTGGTGGGACCACTCGGCAAACGTCGCGTTCATCCGTCGCGGCGACGACCGGGACTTCTACCTCGGGGCCGTGGTGGGTGACCACACGACCGAGACCGGGACAGCCGTGCTGGTCGACCTCAACGTCCGCACAGTCTATTCGGTCGACGCCCTCGAAGAGTTCGATTCGGTGGCGACGGGAACGGCTGCGTTTACCGGTTTCCAGGAAGCGCGGATGCAGGGTCGTTCCTGTGCCGAGATGGTGCTTACCTCCACCAACGAGGCACAGTGCGTCGATGTTTTGTCGACCGCATCGTTTGCGAAGGGGGCCAAGGGTATCGCCGAGGCTCGCGTGCTGATCGCGGCCAACGGTTCAACCAACGCGGTCGACATCAATGTCGGCGTGGCCAACGCGACGAGCACGACGGATGCGGATGCCATCGCGGAGTCGGCGTTCGTTCACATCGACGGCGGGGCGCTGACGCTCCTCGCGGAGTCGGACGACGGGACGACCGAAGTCGCCGCGACCGACACCACAAAGGCGTTTGTGGTCGGCACATCGTTCGACGTGTGGATCGACACGCGCGACCTGACGAGCGTGAAGTTCTACATCAACGGGCAGCGCGTTCTGTCGGCGACGACGTTCGTGCTGACCGCCGCAACGGGGCCGTTCAAGCTGCTCGCGCACCTCGAAAAGTCGAGCAGTGCAGCGACCGCTGGGCCGGTCAAGGTCCAGCGTTTGGTGGCGCGGACGACCGAGGCTGTTGCGGCCTGATCGACGTGACAACCGAGCCGGGGCGGAATCCCCGGCGGATGGCGCCGCAGGTTTGCCGCGAGGGACCCCATGCCCTTGTGCCCGGTCCGACTCCGGGGGTTGCTGCTGTGTTCCACCTTGGCGGGGGGTGTTGCAATGGGATGGCTCACGATTCTGCGGCTGGCTCTGGCCGCTTGGAAGCTGATCGACGGCTGGAAGTCGTACACGGGGGCCGGGCTGATCGCTGCGGGTGCCGTCGGCTACTACGCCTCTTGCCCGCGAGTCGTGATGGATGGCGAGTCGTCCGTGTGGCCGTCGTCGGAACTGTGGTTGATGATCCTGGGCCTCGGGTCGTCGCTCGCTGTGGCGGGCCTCAAGCATGCGTTGGAGAAGCTGAAAGCGGCGGTCGGCGCGGAAGTCTACGTGATGATCGCGCAGATTGTCCGGGATGCGTTCAACGACGCGGTGAAGCCCAAGCCGCTGCCCGATGTGTTTCACGTCTCGACCGAGATGGAACCGCCTGCCGGTGGCGTGGGTGTGCCCGAGGCGTTGGGCGGCGGGATGTACGCGACGCAGACGCCGAGCGGGGCCAAGGTTATTGGCACGATGGGCTGCGTCCTCGTGTTGCTGTCGCTCTGCGGAACGGTCATCGCCGCCCCGCCGAAGGCCGTGATTAACGGCCCAACGACCGGCACCGCCGGCGAACTGCTGACGCTGGATGCCTCGCAAAGCGAAGGCGAGGGCATCAAGTTCCTGTGGCGTGTTCAGCCGGATATCGCCGGACGCCGCCTGTTCAAGGTCTGCGACAAGGACCCGTCGCGGGTGTCAATTGCGAGCCTGCCCGGCGTCTGGTCGTACACGCTCGTGGTGTCCAACGCCGAGGGGGCCGATCTGCTGACGTGGGTCGTGACGATTCCCGGCACGCCGCAACCAACACCGTCCCCCCTGCCACCAAGCCCCCCAGTGCCCCCGGTCCCGACGCCGGTCCCGCCATCGCCCTCGCCGCCGATGCCGATTCCGCCGGGACCGGGGCCTGCCCCTACGCCGACGCCACCCGCTCCGTCTCCGTCGAAATACGGCCTTGACGCCCTCGTGACCCAATGGGCTGCGGGCATCCCCGAGGCGGATCGGCTGGCCTACGCGGGCGTGTGCGAGGGTGTGTCGGCTGTCATCGTCGCGACCCCAGCCAACTTCATCGGCAACCCGAACGAGGTCGCGACGAAGGTTTCCGACGCGATCAAGAAGGCGATATTCGACGCACGGATCACGCCGTCGCTCAAGCTGTTGGAAGTGCTCGGCAAGCTGTCCGTGTGGGTCAAGGCGCGGCAGCTATCAAACCGCGACGTTGCAACCGCTGAGCAATGGGCGGTCGTGCTGCGCGAGGTGGCTGTGGGTCTGCGGGGGGCGAAATGACGCGACGGACGCGACACATCGCGATTTGGACGGGGCTGGTTCTCGTCGTTGGCGTGACCCTCGGGGCCGCGCTGACGATGTGGCTGTCCGCGCCTGCCGTCACGCCGGAAGCGGTCCGTTACGGGTTGGTCGAGAATTTCGAGGAAGAAGCCGCGCCGATCATCGCCGCGCATCCGCCGTTCCAGCTTGTGGACGCGGAAGGCCGCGCGATCGTCCAGGACAACGCGAACGCCAACGTGCGGTTCTGGGAAGTGTGGGCCAAGGCCGGGTTGAACGTCCCGCCAAACTACCCGCAGCAGGTGGGGGACTGCACATCGTTCTCGGGCAAGAACGCCGTCGAGAACCGACAGGGGATCGAGATCGGCGAAGGCAAGGCCATCCGGTTCCGGCAAGTCTATCCGCCGTTCCTGTACGGCGTCGGTCGCGTTCAGGTCGGCAAAGGCAAGGTGCGAGGGGACGGTGCGGTTGTCGCGTGGATCGTGCAAGGGATGCGCGACCACGGGATTCTGTTCGCCGATGACGATGGTGTGCCGCCCTATTCCGGCGAGAAGGCTCGGGAGTGGGGATTGAAGGGGCCGCCGCAACGGTTCTTGGACATCGCCAGCACTCGCCGCGTCAAGACGATCGCGCCAGTTCGGACCGCAGCGCAAGCACGGGACGCGATTTGCAACGGCTACCCGGTCCTCATTGGCTCGCGGTTCGGCAGCACGGACATCCGCGAACGCGATGGCCGGATGGTCGCACGCAAGAACGCCGAGTGGGCGCATGCGATGTGCTGCATCGGCTACGACGGGACGGGGGCGACGGATTATTTCTGCCTCCTGAACTCATGGGGCGAGTCGGCGCATCCCGCGCCGCTGCAAGGCGAACCGCGTGGGAGTTTCTGGGTGACGTTCCGCGATATGGATGTGGAAATCTGCCAGCCGGGCGACTGCTGGTCTGTGACGGACCTCGATGGCTTCGTCGAAAACCAGATCGACATCAACGTGTTCGGCGCGAACGAACGGCCCGCGCGTGCTGTGGCCGATGCGCGAAAGACGACCCTTTCATTCTGACGAGGTGCCGACGTGACCCGCCTGATTCTCGCCGTCCTGTTCGCCCTGCGCGTGCTGCTGACCGCCGCGTCCGCCGACGCGCAGGAGATGACCGTCGACGTGTTCGGTCCGTCGCAACCTGTAAGTGATGCTTACAAGTTGCCCGACGCCGCGCCCGCTGCCGTGGTTGAGGTCGCCGAGCCGATCACCTGCGACGTTTTCGGGTCCGGAACCGCCGACACCTGCTATCCGATCCAACCGCGCGAGGCGGGGCCGGTGGCGATTTCGGTCGACGTGTTCGCGATGCCGAGCAAGCCCGCGGCGCTGAAGCCGATCCCCGCCGACACTGTCCGCTATCCGATCCGCGACAAGGCGACCTGGTGGAGCGGATGCCCGAGCGATCGGTTCTCGGCGATCGCGCACCTGTCATCGGGGGACCACGCTGGGCTGTTCGACGCGGCTTGGCTCTCGACGCTTAGCCTCGAGGAACTGCAATCGCTGCACTCCGATCATCATGACGGCTGCGTTGACGAGACGCGGATCAAGCGTGCTCCGTTGGCGGCGATCAAGACGAAGCCGGTCGTCCCCGCGCCGCCGGTCGCGACGGTGCAGCAATCGACGCAACCGAACTGCACGGTGTTTTGGAACGGTCGCCAGTGGGTGAGGGTGTGCAGGTGACAACATACCGGTCGAACCGCTCCCGCTTGCGGTGACGTTCATAAGGGGCCGGTTTCAATATCCGTTTTGTGAACCGATGGGCGCTGAGTGCAGTGGCGGGAATCACCGAGAAGGCCCGCGAGCTTGAATAGCGCCCGCAGTAAACACCGGCGAATCGGTCGTCGGCCTGAGAGTGACGCATCGGCAACGTCGCTCTCAACGGAATGGTGTGCAGGTGAGCATGTTCAACCTCTTCAATCGCAACGCCGAACAGTCCGGACCGGAAGTCGCTACCGCCGAGCGGGATTGCCTGCGGCTGTTGTTCCAGATCATCCGGGCCGATGACTCGATTCCGCGACTTGGCTGGCCTATCGACTACGCCAAGGCCGGGGACGCGACCGTTGCGACGGCGCACGAGGGATGGATCGGACACAGCCACAAAGCCATCGCGCACGGCGTTGGAACAACAAAGCTGGAAGCGTTGGAAGACCTGCGGGAAAGGCTGGGTGAGTTGGTGAAAGAGTGAACGGGACAGCGCGTGTGTGACACGCTGCCAGTTCGGAGTACCTGTGCCTCGGGGATTTGCCCGTGTGGTCGCGACGCAGAGAAACGGAACAGGACGAGGCTCGCAGCCTGTTGGTCCCAATGAAGGAGTGAACCGAAGCCCGTTCTCTGTTGGAGAGGGGGTGGTCAATCTCGGCGGCATGATGCCATCGCCGTGGGGGCATGATGCCAGCGAGTTTTTGTGGGGTGAAGCGTGTCGGAACTCTACGTTGTCGCCGGTCCGCCTCGCTCGGGAACGAGCGTTACCGCTGGGATTCTGCACGCACTCGGCGTCAACATGGGCGTGGGTGGTTTCGTGAACGACAACACACCCGACGATTGGAACCTCAAAGGGCACTTCGCAGACAAGGAATTTCACGCATTCACAACCCGATATCTCCAGGGTCTGGATCGCCCACGCGACGATTGGCAACCTGACGACGAAGGGGCGGCACTGATCACCGCAATGATTCAATCGCGAGCTTCGTATCCACGGTGGGGCATCAAGGGGCTTCACTCGTGGGTCGCCGCTCGCGTGCTTTCAGCAATGGGCTTGGATGTTCGATTGATCGTTTGCGATAGACCCGTCGAGCAGTCGCAAGCCAGTGCGGTCGAGCGCACATGGGATCACTTCAAGGCAGGCGCCCCGTCTTTCGTCGCTGACACCAAGATCGCCGTTGAATCGCTGTGGGATTCGTGGCAAGGTCCAAAGCATCGCGTGGTGTACGCGGACCTGTTCGACGCGACTGAGGCCACCTTGCAATCGCTCGCCGATTTTGTGGGCCTGCCGCTGAATGACGAAGCCCGAGGAATCATCGACCCGAACGGGCGGAGGTTTGGGTAATGGCTGTGACAGATTGGGCGTTTCCTGCATCGTCAACGCTGATCCTCGGGTCCGGATTTGTTTCCGGAGTAGCGAACGTCCTCGCGCAAGACGGCAGCTACATGACATGGGGCGGCGGATTTGCCTACCCGCAGGTTCGGCTTCTCAATTTCGGATTTTCTGACCTCCCGAGCGGAGCCACAATTGATGGTTTCGAGGTCGGGACCTACGCCAGAAACATCGGCGGAGGTGTTGTTTACGCCGACCTGATCCAATTGACAAAAGATGGTTCAGGACTTGTCGGAACAAATCAGGGCGGGGCGACCGCTTCGTTTCTTGTTCCTGGTTCCTTTGCTTGGCAAACATTCGGAGGTGCGACAAACAAATTCGGGACAACCTGGACCGATTCCGAGGTCAAGGCGTCTACGTTCGGGGTTGAGGTCCGACACCAAAACTACGACTTCAAATACAACCCGAATTTCCAACTCGATGCGTACCGGATGCGGGTGTATTACACATCGTCGGCATCTGCCCCAACCGTTTCAGGCGTCGACCCATCGTCCGGTTCAACCACTGGCGGGACCGCGATCACGATCACCGGGACCGACTTCACGGGCGCGACCGGCGTGACGATTGGCGGGGCTTCGGCAACGTCAGTGTCGGTCGTCAACTCGACCACGATCACCTGTGTGACACCGGCGGGAACCGCCGGAGCGAAAGACGTTGTCGTGACCACGGCGGCGGGGTCGGGAACGCTATCGAACGGGTTTACGTATTCACCTGCGGTTCAATCATCCCGCACGCTGTTGACGGAGTCGGGCTTGCCGCTGTTTGCCGAGCAAGGCGGGCGGCTGATGATTGAAGGATCGGGTTCAGGGGCTGGGGTGAAACGACTCCACCGCGCTTTTGTGGAAGGGTTCTGAAATGCCAGTCATCCGAGACCGGTACACGATCGGTGAGCATCGCCAATTTTCCTCGCTGAACACTAGCACCAACATCGCGCCCCTGACTTATACAGGGGCCGTTGAAGGCGTCTGGCTGCAAGCCGAATCGCAAAACGTGCGCGTTCGCTGCGATGGCGTCGCGCCGACCGCGAGCGTGGGGGCGCTGCTATACGCGGGCGATCCGCCGACGTTCTTCCCGTTCGCTCCTGCGGCGATCTACGCCATCGAGGTATCGGCCTCGGCGAAGATCAACGCCGAGTTTGTTGGTCCGAAGAATCCCGGCCATGTGGAGCGCTGATCGTGCCGACAATCACTGACCTGACCGCGCTGACTGCCGTCGATCGCGCGGACTATCTGCCAATCGTTGACGACTCGGCGGACAGCACGAAGCGGGCGACCATCGGAGCCATCTCCGACGCGATGGGGCTGGCGTCGATTGCCGGGGGGCGGCTCACGCTGACTTCGGGCGATCCGCTGGCGCCTGCCGTCGCCTCGGGATCGACGCTGTACTACACGCCCTTCACGAGCGACGTGATATCGCTGTGGGACGGGACGACGTGGGTGCCTGTGACGTTTACGGAGGCGTCGCTGGCGATTACGGCAACGTCCGGAAGCATGTACGACGTGTTCGGCTACATCAGCGGCGGGGTGCTCACGCTGGAAACGCTGGTGTGGACGAGCACGACGGCACGAGCGACCGCCTACGCCATCAACGACGGGGTCATCACCAAGAGCGGGGACAAAACGCGACGCCTCCTGGGATCGTTCTACGCCTCGGCGACCAACACGACGGCGGACAGCAATTCCCAGCGGTTCGTGTGCAACGCCACAAATCAGGTGCTGAAACGCGCCTTGGTGTCTGACGCAACGTCGCACAGTCACACGACGACGGCGCGGAACTGGAACAACACGGCGACGGGGACGCGGTTCGAGTACGCGACCTGCCTGCCGTGCAATCGCCCCTTCGTCTCGTTGTGGGCCGACATGACGCCGGGTGCGGCGATCACCGGAAGCGTGGGGCTGTCGCTCGACGCTTCGACGATGCCAGCGACGACGCCGCGTCTCACGTCGGTTGGCGTGCGTGTGGCGGGGTCTGCGGGCGTGATTCACAACGCCGGGACGAACATCGGCTACCACTATTTGCAGGTCGTCGAGGAGTCGTCGGGTTCCTCCACGACGTTCTCGTCATTCGTCATCGACGGACAGGTTTGGTGTTGACGTGTCCCGCTTCCACGACCAACTCGCCGCCGGACTCGGTCGCCTCCGCACTCACGCGGGGGAGACGGTCACGTACGCGCGCGGTGCGCAGTCCGTCGAGGTGACGGCGGTCGTCGGCGAATCGGCTCACGACAGCATCGACGACGGGATGCCGGTCACGGTGCAGTCTCGGGACTTCATGATCGCCGTGGAGGATCTGCTGCTCGGGGCCTCGGCGGTCACTCCGCAAGCCGGGGACCGGATCACCCAAGGGTCCGCGTTGTTCGTCGTCCGCGACATCTCCGGGTCGAACTGCTGGCGTTACTCGGATCACCCTCGGTCGACCTATCGGATTCACACGGTGGAGGTGGACGCCTGATGCCTGACCTCCAATCTATCGCCGCCTCGGTTGCGTCCGACCTCGCCGCCGCGTCCCTCGGGATGACGTTGACGGTCGCTCGCGCGTTCGATCCGGATGTCGACCTGAAGGGCCTGCCGCAAGCTGCGGACTCGGCCGCACACGTCACGGTCATCGGTCGCACGACGGCCACAACTCGCGCCGCACGTCGGTTCTTGGAAGACGAAATCGTTGTTGATGTCGGCATCCGGGCGCGTGTCTCGCAGGACTACGACGACGAAGCGGACGACCTCGCCGAACTGACGCGGAAGGTTCAAGACTACTGGTGGGACACGGACTACTCCGGCGCCCGCTTCCGCGCGGTCGAGGTCACGCCGTGGTCCGTCACGCACCTGACCGAGCACCGCCTGTGGATGTCGCTGGTGTCACTCACGTTCGTCAACAGCCGGGAAATCCCGACGAGGGGGACGTGATGGTCAAGTTCAAGATCGGTGACATCAAGAAGATGTTCTTCGACCGTGCGGCGGTGGCTGGGTCCGTCGACAAGGCGACCGCGTCCGTGTTGTCGAAGTTCGGGGCGTTCGTCATGCGAGCGGCCCGGACCTCGATCCGCAAGGCTCGGCAAACGCCGGTGTCCGAACTAAACGCCGAACAACTCGCGGCCTACAAGCGGCGTTCGGCCATCGCGAAGGCGAAGGGCCAACCGCGTCCGCGGCGACCGCTCCAGTCATCGAAGCCCGGACAGCCACCTCGGTCGCGTCTCGGGCTGCTGAAGAAATTCATCCTGTTCGGCTACGACCGGTCGAACAACTCGGTTGTTGTCGGCCCGGCTCGCCTCAATGGCGTGGTCGGCGGTCCGCAGGCGCTGGAAGCGTTGGAAGAGGGCGGGCAAACACGCACGCCGCAGGGACAGACGGTATCGATCAAGGCACGTCCGTTCATGGGTCCGGCCTACGCGAAGGAATCCCCCAAACTGCCCGCGATGTGGGCCAACTCTGTGAAAGGACGATGACAAATGGCCGCTTCTCTTGTGGGCATCGATTGCGAGTTGCACGTCAACACCGGCACCTACGCCTCGCCGACGTGGGTCGAGGTTGTCGACGCGAAGGACGTGACGATCAACGACACGCGGTCGGAGGGTGATTCCTCGGTTCGCGGGTACGGGATGGGCAGCGTGACGCCCGGTCAACGGACGGTGCAGATCACCTTCGACATGCGGTACGACAACGACGCGGCGGCCTACGAGGCGATCAAGACCGCCTACGACGCGCGGACCGTGCTCGGCGTGTTGGTGACCGACGGGCCCCGTGCGACGGCTGGTGTCGAGGGATTCCGTCTCGACACCTACGTCACGTCGATGACGAAGAACGAGCCGATGAACGACGTGAAGACCGTCTCGATTGTGCTGTCCGGCACGACCGACGCTGGCAAGGAAATCGAGAACTACACCGCCCCGGCCTGATCGTGTGCGGTTCCGTCGGCGTGCTGGTGCTTGGGTAACGTCCTTTTCCTCGGAGTGGTCCCGTGGCTCTGTCAACAATCGAAGGCGACTTGCGGGTTCGTGGGACGCTTCTCGCGGACTCGTTCACCCCGCCGACGGCATCCATCGGGAGCGACCAGATTGATGTCGCGAACCCGATCGTGGCCGACAAGCTCAAGCACCAGTACCTGCCGACTTACTCGCAGCCGAACACCACGGCGACGACCGAGACGCGGGTGATTCACGTCGCCCGCGCGGCGGGGACCATCGAGGGGTTCCGCGTTGGGTCGATTGCCGCGTGCTCGGGCGCGGCGACGATCACGTTCGATTTGCGGAAGAACGGCACGACGGTGTTGTCGTCCGTCATCACATTGGACAACGCGAACACGGCTCGGGTTATCGAGGCGGGGACTCTCTCGGGTTCCCCCACGGTGGCCGCTGGTGACGTGCTCGAAGTCGTCATCACGGCAACGGCTGGCGGCGGGACCCTCGGTACGGGCGCGTTCTGCCAAGCCATCGTGCGAGAGGGGGCGTCGTGAAGTCGTTCAAGGATCGCGAGGGCCGGGCGTGGGACTTGGTGCTCAACCTGGGTTCGCTCAAGCGGATCAAGGCGGCAACCGGTCTGGACATGCTCGACCTCAACGTCGCGTCGAAACAGCGGTCGGACGTGTTCGAGCGGTTGTCGACTGACCCAGTCACGCTCGCCGATGCGTTGTGTGCCGTGTGCCGTCCGCAGTTGGACACGCGGAACATTTCCGACGACGCATTCGCCGAAGCGTTGGGGGGCGAAGCGATTGACGACGCGCTCGTCGCGCTCGTCGGGGAGTGGGCCGATTTTTTCCGCCAGCGGAGGAACGAGGTGGCCGCGACGTTCCTCGATCAAGCGCTCGTGATGATCGCGGAAGTGCGGGAACGGATGAACCAGACGGCACCGCAACTCAGGGAAGCCCTGTCGGCGGACCGTCTGTTCTCGAAATCGCCTACGAACTCGCCGGGGTCCTCGGAGTCGACCCCGACGCCTTCACTCTCCGCGAATTAAACTGGATGGCGAAGGGTCGCCAGCGTCACGAATGGGCGATGGCCGGAGCGATTCAAGCGACGCAAGCGAACACCATGCGAGGGAAGAATCGACCGCCGTTCCGGGCGACAGACTTCATGCCGCGAGCGTTGTTGCCACCGGCACCGAAGATGAAGCCCTCGGAGTGGTTCGGAAAGGTGTGGAAAAATGGCGGGTAACAGCGGGGCGATCAAGGCGGGCCGCGCCTACGTCGAAATCTACGGGGACCAGACTCCGTTGATGTCGGCGATGAAGGGCCTGCCCAAGGGCATCCTCGCTGCGTCTGCGGGCCTCGGCGCGATCGGTGGGACGATTGGCGGGCTGATCGCGAACGGTATCACCTCGGCGTTCTCGGCGGTCACCTCGTTCGCCAGCAACCTCGGGGAGGTCGGGGGCCGACTGGTCGACATGAGCGACCGCACTGGCGTCGGCGTCGAGGCGTTGGCCGAACTCGAACACGCGGCGACGATGGGGGGAACGTCCCTCGATGCGCTCGAAGGCGGCCTGACGAAGATGGGCGTCAAGCTGGCGGATGCGGCTGGCGGATCAAAGACGGCGGTCGCTGCGTTCGACGCGATTGGTGTCTCGGTGGCGGAACTGTCCGGACTGTCACCCGACCAGCAATTCGAGCGGATCGCCGATGGTCTGGCGGGTATCTCCGACCCAGGGGCGCGGGCCGCTGCCGCGATGGACATCTTCGGCAAGAGCGGGGCCGGCCTGCTGCCGATGATGAAAGATGGGGCGAAGGGTATCCGCGATTTCCGCGAGGAAGCGAAGGGCCTTGGGCGGATCACGGAAGAAGACGCCCGCGCGGTGGATGAGTTGGGGGACACGTTCGCGAATGTGCAGGCAGGGATCACGAATGCGGGCGTCGCCATCGCGGCGTCGTTCGCGCCGGTGCTGAACGACCTCGGGCAGGTGCTGGTTCCTGTGGTGAACACGCTCGCGGGGGCTGCGTCCTCGGTCGGCAAGATGGTCTCGGCGGTGCTCGCGGCCAATCCCCCGTTGACGGTGCTGTCCTCGGGCCTGTCGTCGCTCGGCGGGATGTTCGACTCGGTGCTGACCGCGATGGGGCCGTGGGGGGACACCATCCGGACCGTCCTTGGTGACGCGGGGGCCGGGTTCTCGGAGATGTTCGGCATCGCGTCGGAATCGTTTCAGGGCATCGTCGACGCGCTCATGGCGGGGGACATCTCTGCCGCGTTCGACGTGATGGTCGCTGGCCTCAACGTCGCGTGGCAGCAAGGTCTCGCGTCGCTCGAAATCGACTGGGTCGAAATCTGGGCCACGATTCAGGACACGTTCAACCAAGCGTCCGGCAACATCGCAGTCGGGTGGATCGACTGGACATCGTCGCTCGCCGGGTTCTGGAACGACCTCGTCGCGACCGTCCGCGACATTTGGGACCGGTTTACGGGCTGGCTGCAATCGTCGTTCGTGTGGATCAAGAAGCTGGTCGGCGCTGTGTCGGAAGAGGTGGCCGCCGAACAGCAACGCATGATCGCCGAGGCGACCGACTCGAAGATCGGGAACCGGAACGCCAAGAACGAGGACGCGAACCGGAAGATTCGCGACGAACAGCAAGCCCAGCGGAACGCGGTCCAACAGCAACGCGACGCCCGGACGGCCGAGATTCGCAAGGGGGCAGAAGAGAACAGCGCGGCCAAGCAACTGGCGGACGCGCGGGCCCAGTTGGACGCGACACGGAAGGCCGCTGGCGACAAACGTGCCGCTGCCGAAGCTGCCAAGCCGGTCGATCCTGCCGAGTCCATGCGAGCCACGGCCCGCGCGGGGACTTCCGCGATGTTCGCGTCGAGTGCTGGTGCCATCTCGTTCGGGGGGGCCGCTGCGGGGATGGCCGCGAACCAAGGGCCGATCAACAAACTGGTGACCTCGTCGGAAGAGACCGCCGAGAACACAAAGAAGATGTTGTCGAAGCTCGACGCCGAAAGGGTGGGGTGACCGATGGCCGAGCCAATCCCCGGTGCGCCGGTCGTCGCCATGGCGTTCGACTCCATGGAGATTTCGTTCGCGGAATCTATCGAGGTCCGGCAAGTGTGGGTCGTTACATGGGCCGATGACGAGATCGCCGCGTCGGCTGCGCTGCTGTCGACCGTCCCGCCGCTGTACCGGTCCCTGCCGCTGGCAAGCGTGGCCATCTCTGGCCGCGAGGGCGTTCACTGCTGGAAGTTCGACGTGTCGTATTCGTCGACGCGGTCCAAGCCGGTTTCGAGCGTGCAAGCGAACGTCGAGGATCCGGAGATCACGTACCAGTTGGGGGGCGAAACCAAGCACATCACGCAGTCGCTGTCGACCAGGGGGAAGACCGCCGCGGGCCTGCTGGTCAACGGCGGGTCGGGCACGGTGACCGACTCGGGCGTCATCGGCGTGCAAAAGGATTCGGTCGTCGGCGCTGACATCCTCGTTCCCGTCGTGACGTTTTCCGAAACCCACTACTTCCTGCGGAAGGACCTGACGCGGTCGGTTCGGTCGAAGTGGGAGGCGATGTTCGCCCGCACGAACAACGCTCTGTTCCGGGGCTACGCCATCGGCGAGGTGCTGTTCGAGGGCGTGTCGGTCACGATCAAGGGGTCGCCCGACGGCGTGGTCCCTGTGACGTTCCAGTTCCGTCGGCGAGCCAACACGACCGCGCAGGACATCGGCGGAATCGTGCTCGACGTGAAGGGCTGGGAACTCGTCGACATGCGGTACAAGGACGAGAAGAACACGACCACAAATCGCACGGAAAAGACGCCTGACAAGGTGCTGCTGCACACGGTCTACGAGGCCGGAGACTTCGCCGATCTTGGGATTTCGACCACATGAGCACGCCCCCCGGACAACGAGCGAAGCCCGGCGACCGCGTGCGCGATGTCGTGACGGCGCAGGCGTGGAACTCGCTGATCGACCTCCGCGATCGGTTCGCGCGATCGCAACCGGCGGCGAACATCGGCACCCCGACGACGCTGTCGCGCGACTGCCTGATCGAGGTGCGCAACGCCAGTGCCGTCGACCTCGACCAATACGCCTGCGTCGCGATCGGCGCCGTCACCGTCGAGCCATCGGAGAACGAAACCGAGTTCGTCGAGCGTCACGTCCTGTCGGCAACGCAGCACACGTCGAGCCTTGAAACGCGGTTCGCAATCCTGCAAGAGGCGATTCCCATCGGCGAGATTGGGCGGGCCGTGCTGTGCGGTGTGACCGTGGCGCGCATGACCGTCCTGTCGATGGCACACAAATACGCCGCGCCGGACCCGAGTCTGCCGATCCTGATTTCGGCCGAGTCCGGTGTCGCACAGATCCTCCACGTCGAATCGGTCGGGACGGAAAAACTCGCGTTGGTGCTGATCGGCGTTGGCGTCTCGGAAACGGCCACCAAGGACACAACCACAGGAACCATCGTCGCCGGGTGCAACGTCGACCACTGCGTCCCCGAGGGGGCCAGCGTCGTGTCGGACGTGGCGTGCGGTCCGTGCGAGGTGACGCCCGATTCTTACTCGCTCGACGCCGCGTTCTCGAATGGAATCCCGGCGTGCTGCGAGCGGAACCTATACCGCGAACAATACGAGGTCTACGGCGTCAACGACCTCACCGGCGAGGCTTACTTCGCGGGCTATGCCGAGCGACCGCGGCGCGTTGTCCGCAGCGGCAGCAGTTGCGTCTATTACTCGGACTGGTTCGAGTGCCCGGAAATGTTGCTGCCTCGAACGTGCGGATCGGCGCTGTGGGAGTGGGCCGTCGGGACTCGCGAGGTGGATTGCTCGGTGACGTGGGTCTGGAGCGCCAATCCGTGCGCTTCGGACCTGGACCTGTGCAAGCACGAATGGCACTGGGTGTACATGGGGCCGGGCCTCGGCTACGGGGGCGGCGACTACGGCTGGCAGTATCAGGCTCAAATCGGAGATTGCGTCGGGGGAGTTTCGTCTCCGTCGCCCCCGGCGGGGACGCCGTTTGAGCTTGGCGGAACGACGCAATTTACGAACTGCACCCCGGTCGTGCCGTACAGTTGGCAATGCTCGAACGCTTCGCGAGACGAGGCCTGCGGTGACTGCGCCAGCCAATCGGGATGCGCGGAGAACGGCGGCATCACCATTACGCCTCCCGGTTACAACGGGACGACGCCGGGCGAATCGGTCACGAACACCTGCACGATCACCGTGGATGACCCCGAGGCGGCATCCTGGGTGAGCGTGAGCGATTGCCGCTGCGGGACGACCTCCGAACCTTCGACGCCGGGGACCTATGAGGGCGAGCGGCGCACGACCGACTGCCTGCAAGGCGGCGCCCCCGACGGCTACGCACCGCAGTTCCGTTGGAAGCTGACCATCGGCACAACGTCCGAAACCAAGCTGGAGTTGTTGGACGGCAACGGCGAAATCTACCTCACGTACAAAATCCTCGACGGGCGAACGTGGTGCTGTCTCTGTACGAATCCCCTCACGCTGACGACCTGCGGCCCGTGGTGGGTCGGATGCAAGCCGCTGGGGCAGGTGTGCGTCATCCCGGACATGCCGACGTGTGACGCCGCGGACTCCCTCTGTTTTGGAAGCCAAGCGGCGGTAACGCTCGCGGGCATTGGCGCTCCGGATGGGGCGGCCCCAGAACACTGGGCCAACGCGATTGGCGGCACGTACATCCTGACGCCGATTCCGGCCGATCCGGATCGCAGCGAATTGCTTCCCGAACAACAATGCGTGCTGCATTACTCGGAACTGCTCGATCACGACGAGGGGCCAACGCAGTGTTATTACCTGCTGATCTCGTTCTATCCGGCCACGGGAAAGCTGTACGTCGGGGTGCTGAACAACGAGATCACGAGCGGCACATGCGACGCCGGTCGCTATCGATACAACGGCCTGTACGAGTTGTCGTCGTTCACCTGGACATCCGCAGACGACCCGTTTCGCGTTCTGTTGGTGTATGGCGACGATGCTTTCGAGTCGCTTGATTGCGCGAACTACACCCTGACGCTGCTGGATACGCCGCGAGTTGTCCCCGCGTGGGTTGACCCGGAGGCGACTCTCACCGTGGAGCCTGTCGAGTGAGCAACTGCGTTTTCGAGGTTGATGCCGCGCGACCCGGTCACATCATTTGCCGAGCGTGCCGCCGTGGGCTGCGGACGAACGCCACGCCGGAACGATGGCCGAAACGCAACTGCGTGCCGGCGGCGATCCCCTCGCGTCAGCCCGTGGCCTCGTGGGTGCCGCGCGACGAGGACGGCGAACCACTGATTCCGAGTCAGACGACGTGGGAAGACCTGCCGTGCGAGCATCGCGGGGACGTGCTGCGCATCGACGAATGCGACACCTGCATTGATCGCGGACAACCGTTCGAGGTGCGAGCGTGCGACAAGCACGGCGAGTGCTCGATCATCCGCCGGAAGAAAAGCGGACGCCTGCGGGACTGCTACCACTGCCGCGACCGGACCTCGATTCCGGTGGCGAATCCGGGCCTTGTGCAACTCGACGCACGGCTCCCAGTATCGAAGCAAACCGGTCCCGTCCGCGTGTGCATCCTGACGCCCGACTGTGGCGCCGGTGGTGTCGAGCGGTGGATTGCCGACCTGTCCGCATCCCTGCCGGTCGACCTCGCCCGCGTCGTCTCCGTGGCGATCGTCCGCGACGGCCAAAAGTGGGATCCGATTTGCCACGAGATCGCCCGGACGGGAGCGACCCTGTACGGAACCCGCGGCGTGAAGTGGGGGCACAAGCCCGGCTCGGACTGCCCCGTCACCTGGTGCGACACGGACGCCGAGGTGTTGCGCCGATCGCTGGAAAGCGTTGACGTGGTCGTAAGCTGGGGGATCACCTCGCCGGATGAAATGCTCGCCGCCGCTGGTTGGACCGGCCCGCACGTCGCCGTCAGTCACGGGGCGAGCGAGTGGTCACGGCGGCATTTGGCGACGACCGCGACACCGTGCCGCGTCGGGGTGTCCCGAGTGGCCGCCGGATCGTTTGGCGACGGTCCAGCGCCAAGGGTCATCTGGAACGGCTCGTCTGCCGAGAGGCTGCGTCCGGTGCGCGATCGAGACGCCGTTCGCGCCGAGTGGGGCCTCGAATCGACAGACCTCGTCATCGGCCAAGTCGGTCGCATCAGTCCCGAGAAGAATCCGAAGGCCCTCGCGCTCGCCGTGGCCGAAGTGCAACGCCGATTGCCGGATCGCCGCGTGCGGGGCGTGCTGATCGGATCGGGACTGCCCGGCCCGGTCGAGGATGTTCTCGCCGATGCTCGGGACGTTGCCGGGGACGCGGTGCAGGTCATTGACCCGCCGCGCTGTATCGGTGACGCCTACGCTGCGTTGGACATCCATCTGTTGTGCTCGCCCGAGGAAGGGTTCGGGTTGGTCGTGACCGAGGCGATGCTCGTGGGCGTGCCGCAGGTCGTGACGGCAACGGGGATCGTCCCCGAGATCGAACAACGCTGGCCGGGCATCCTCACCGTCGTGCCTCACCGCGCGACCGAAAAGCAACTCGGCGACGCCTGTTTGGCCGCGCTGGCGGACGATCATGTCGCGCGGGTTCGCAGCGGTCGGCAAGTCGCGTGGGAGATGTTTTCCGCCGCTCGGATGGGCGAGGAGTGGGGCCGGTATCTGCAAGGGGTGGTCGGATGACCGAGGCCGAAAAACAAGTCGCGTGGCTGACCGGTTGGCTGGCGGAGCATCCCGACGCGGGCCTCGTCTACGGCGAGCAATGGGGCAAGGTGACCGATGGCGCGATGGCCGGGGTGTTCGCGCATCTCTGCGACTGCCTCGCCCTGTCCCCCGGATGCGTGGTCGAAATCGGACCCGGTGGCGGTCGCTGGTCCCGCGAGATCGCACCGCGGATCCCCGAGGCGTCCCGGCTGATCCTGGTCGACGGCACCGATGCTGCCCGCGACACCCTCGCCCGACAGGTCCGCCGACCGTTCGACCTGATCGTGTCCCCGGACGGGAAGCTGCAGGACGTGCCCGCCAAGTCGGTCGACCTCGTGTTCTCGTTCGACGTGTTCGTGCATTTCGACGAGGGGCTGTTGGCCGGCTACCTCGCGGAGATCGCCCGCATCCTCAAGCCGGGCGGACGGCTCATGCTGCACTACGCGCGACCGTGGCCGGGGCATCCGGGCGTGATGGCCGATCCGACCGGCTGTTTCCGCCCGATCGCGCCGGGCTGCCTCGCGTTCCTTGCCGAGCATTTCGAGCGCGATGACGCGGGGGCCTATCTGCCGATTCCCCGCGGTTTCGGGTCGCTGTTCGTGTCGGTCACGAGGCGATGACAATCACCGCAAGCGTACGCGGATCAATCGCCACTCGCACGCCCTGAGCGCGCAACCGGTCAAACTCCGCGCGGGCGGCGGCGAGGGTTGGGAATCGTTGGGCGGTGCTCATGGTGTGGGGGCCTTGTCGAGGGCTTGGGCGACTTCCCGCAGCTTGTCACGCATCTCCGACATCGCTCCGGGCAAGAGATCGTCGGCTGATTTGTCGTCGCTCGCCATTACGGTCCGCTCGACACAGAGCCAATCGGACTTCGCAAACCCAAAGTACACCGGACGCAGTTGGAACCGATACTCGACCGTGGACACATGCTCGTCCTTGATGCTGACGGTCCTGTCGCAGCGGTCGATGCAGACCAGCATCCCCGCGCCGATCTGCACGTTTTTGACGAACGTCCACATTATTCCCCGCCCTCCGTCTTCGGCCTGCCCGGTTGAACTTTCCTCTTCGCAAGGTCTTTCCGACCGATGCCGCGCATCAAAATCGCCCGGTGGTCGTGCGAGAAGTTGTACGAAGGGCCAAGCTCCTTTTGCCGCGCGGCGATGTATTCCGCGACCGCGTCGGCTTGCGCCTCGGACAGGATCACGATCTTGCGGCGGGATGCGTTGTCGCGGTTCATGCTGAAACCATATGCGTGATATCGGCTGGCGTCAAGGTAATCACGCATACAATTTCCGGGCGTTCGCGCCAACCGCCACGCGCCGCGAAAAATGGCTTGACAGCCGTTTGTACCTGCGCGAATGTACACGCATCCCCAAGACGGGGACCGATGGCCGCGCCGGAATCAGCAAGCCCCGCAAGGGCACGCGGCAGCCTCCACGCTTGGGGGCCGATGATGGGCATGATCGCTTTGGAGCCGTGGGCACGGCTCGTGTTTGTTCGCTGCTGCTGGGCGCTCTGCTGGATCGACACGGGGCCGACTGCGCCCCCTGGATCGCCCCCCGCGCAACACGCCTGCGTCTGGTGACGGGGCCGCGGTCGACTACTTCCGCTTGCCGGCCACCGCTTGGCCTGCGGCCTGCCCGGCTGCCATCGCCTTAACCAATCGCTCGTCGCGCCGGTCAGCCTCTTTCCGCGACATCGCGACCCATGCGTGCGCGATCGGGAGAAAGAACCCGACCAAGCCAAGCCCACCCGTCGGAATCGCCAACGCGATGAAGAACGCGCACATCACGAAATTGAGGATCGACGACCCCAATTGCCCGTTGAACAGCAACGCAACCGGCGGCAGGAAGATCGCGAGGAGATACAGCATGGCGACAACCCCATCAAGCGTCACAAGTGAATCACGGTGGACTACAGTGGACAAACCACGACAGACAGGCTACCGTTTGGCCCACCAAAAAAGCGAGCCACGGGGGGATTGGCGTCCCGCCCGTGGCTCTAACCAACTGTCCGTCAATCACACGGAAGTGGCTATGCTCGTGGATTCTATGCGCCTCCGAGGGCGCTTTGCACTGCTGCGCGCGGTTGAACCAAGGCAATGGTTCCCGCTTCTCTCGCGCCCGCCCCCGTTGACCCCGCGATGACGCTTGCTTCGCGTCCGTTGGGTGGTCCGGCGGATGCCCTGAAAAGCCAAAAGCCGAGAGGGGCGGCAACCCCTCTCGGCCCGTTTGGCATCAATCCATGTCCCCCCACGCAAAGGCGAGACAAATGGACGATACCCACGGTGCGCCCGTATGGCAAGGAATGTTTCCCGATGACACTCGCGGCCCGATGGCCGTGGAGCATTGGGCAGTGGTGTTGGGGGTGGACGAAAAGCGCGTGCGCGACCTGCTGCGCGAGCACAACGTCCCCCGGAGAAAGATCGGAGCGCGGCTGTACGTTCGCGCGTCCGACTTGTGGTCGGCTTTCAAGTACGTCGAGGACTGAAGCATGGGCAAGCGGCAACCGAACGGGGCCGGGTCGATCTTTCGACACCGGGGCGGCTGGCGACTCGAATTGCGGATCCGCCAGCCTGACGGTTCGATGAAGCGTGTCACGCGCGATCGGAAGCGACAATCCGAACTCGTCACGCTCCGCGAGCAACTGCTGGCCGATTCCAAGTCGGCCCCGTCGTTGCCGGCTGCTGCGTTTCCCACTGTCCCCGAGTGGTTGGCTCAATGGCTGGAAGCCGGTCGCCCCTCGTGGGCCTCGTCGACGTTCACCAACTATCGGCAGATCGTCGCAAAGTGGATCGTCGGTCGCACCGGACCTGTCCGCGTGCCCGATTTCTCCGCCGGTCACGTCCGCGCGCTGCTGTCCGAAGCGGCGGCGGACGGGGCTGGCGTTCGAACTCAACAGGTGATTCGCGAGGCCCTGCTGTCGGCCTTCAACATGGCGAAGCGTGACGGGATGATCATTTCGAACCCCGTCGAGGGAATCCCTGTCCCTCGTGGCGATGCGGATCCCGAAATCCGCCCCTTCACCGAACCCGAGGCGCGGGCACTTCTCGCCAAGTCGAGCGGGCATCGGTATCACGCGGCGGTCGCCATGATGCTGACCCTGGGCCTGCGAATCGGCGAAGTGGCCGGGCTTCGAAAGGATCACGTCAGCATGGCGGCGCGCACGGTTCGAATCGAGGAGCAAATCACGCTCGTTTGGGGAGTACTCACCCGGAAGCGGCTCAAGACCAAGCATTCGAAACGGACGTTGTCCCTGCCCGAGGAAGCCGTCAAAGCCCTGTTCGAACACGAAGCGATCATGCTCCGCGAAGGGCGGCGAGACCGCGACATCCTGTTTCCCACGAAGGACGGCAAGACGATCAACCGGGCCGTGTTCTCGCACTCGTTTTGGAAGCCGCTGTTGAAGCGATGCGGCATCGAGGCCCGCGGCGTCCATCACGCCCGGCACACGTTTGCCACGATGACCCTGCGTCACGGCGTGGCGTTGCACGTCGTTTCCCGCATGTTGGGGCACAGCAGTCCCGGCGTCACGCTGTCGGCGTACGCGCATTACGTCCCGGACGACCAGTCGCGAGCCGTCTCGGCAATCGATGCCATCATGCGTGGGGCGGGCAATTGCCACCAGAACTACACCAGAAACGAACAGGAACAATCCCAAACTGATGCGGGGTAGGGCTTTGCGCCTGTTGGTGGTTGTGGTCCCAAACCAGGCGCTCTAGCCAAGCTGAGCTACATCCCGCGAATCAATTTGCCCCGCGTTTTTGCGGGGTTTTTTCGTTTCTGGGCAACGGTACCGATCAACCGTCGCCGTGGGGGCGTGTGACAGGAGCGGACCCGAGAGGACTCGCAATTGCCACCTGAACTGCCACCCAAGGCCAGCGTAGGGGTCCGGATCGCCACCCGCAAGATTTTCTCGAAAGTTTTTCTGTGCCGCATCCATGCCGCATCTGCGTCCAGACCATGCCGCAACCACTGCACATGCAGTTTTCCGCATGAGTGCCAATCGAACAAACCCCGCTTTCCGCCGCGTTTTTCGCGGGTATTGTTCCTCGTGTTGACAGCAGCGAACGCAACTGAACGCGAGGGGACAAACGATGGCGACTGGGACGGCGAACCCAACGGACACCAAATGGGGATACCGGGTCGGGGTCGACGGGCTGGTCGACATCGCCGAAGCGGCGAAGCTCCTCGGCGGTGTGCATCGGCGGACGGTGGAGCGGATGGCCAAGGACGGGTTGCTGCGACGGTGTGAGATCGGCCGCGCTGGAAAGCAGCGTGGTCGCATCAAAATCTGTCGGCGGTCGCTGATGGACTACATCCGGTCGACCGAGCGGTGACGCGGCGGGGTTGAACGAGCGGCGTGTGCCGCGTGCTTTTTCCGACCGGCGGGGGTCGGGCAACGAACGAACTGCGCACCCGGTGCGCGCATGGGGTGAGGACGTGGAACGAGTGGTTGTCAATCGCGACGGGTACACCGACGACCCGGTTGCCGCAGCGGAACAGATGGCGGATAGCGAGGCGGCCCCGTGCCCCTACTTCTCGGTGCGCGGCCTGCCGTCGTGCGTGTTCCCACTGCGGTACATCCCCGGCGAGTTCGCTCTGGTCGACGCGCACGGGATGCCGCTGGCGGATTTTGAGTACGGGTCGATGCCGGACCACGAGACGCACGCCTTTGCGAAGTGGGTCGCGGACGTGATGAACAAGGACGCGAACGCGACGCGGGAAGCGGAAGCGGTTGTGGCTCGGATGCCGGACTGAGGGGGGCGACCGTCATGGATGACGCGGTGGTGATGTTGGCCAAGACGCTCGGGCCTGTGCTGGCGGTGTGCGTCGTGTGCTGGATCGTGGGCGAGTGCAGACGGGACATGAACGAATGAGATCACGAAACGGAGTCGCCGACCATCGAATTATCAGCCGACCCTATCGGACCCCGTTCGAGGGGAACCCGTGCCTCGGCCTCATCACTGCCGTCGTCGACAAGGCGATGAGCGACATTCGCTCTTATGCGGAGTTAGTCAACGGCGACCGCATTGGCAGCGATTGGTATCTGCGGGAGTGTCGCAAGCACGCCGTGTCGGGCTGGAACTGGGTGAAGTCGGACGCGAAGAACGAACCGGGGCGGCTGACGTTCGTGTTCTGCTGCGAGGCGTTGGACATGGACCCGGAGCGGATTCGGGTTCTGTTGTCGCGGTTGATTGGTTCGACCGCTGTGTATCGGCTCAACAACTAAGAACGGACGGGGAGCATGGCGAACACAATGCGAATTCAGATGGACAACACTAACAACACAACCATCGAGACCATCGCCGATTTGTTGACCATCTGTGATAACGAGGATGAAGACACGATGGTTCAAATCCCGCTTGACCGGGCCGAAGAGTTCATCGGCCACATACGAACGGTGGTCGAGTTTCACAACAACCAACAAAATGGAGGCAAGGATGCTGGTTCTATCTCGGCGGAATGATGAATCGATCCTGATCGGCGACGACATCCGGATCGTGGTCGTCGACATCCGCGAAAACTCCGTGCGGCTGGGCATCGAGGCCCCCAAGGACATGCGGGTGGATCGCAGCGAAGTGCGTGACGACATCCTACGGGAACGGGCGGCGGCGAAGCGTGGGCGTGAAGAGTGAATCAAGGATGGTGCGTCCCGGCGGCGGTGGAACCGAGAGCGCCCGCCGGGGCGTTGTGTTGCGGCTCTTATACATGGGGAACAAGCATGTCGACGGTGTTGATCGAAAACGTGGGACCGATTTCCAAGTTGGAGATTCCGCTGCCCGAGGGTGGCGGGGTGGTCGTGCTGCAAGGGCCGAACGGCTCGGGCAAAACGACGGCGTTGCAATCGGTCGAGGCGTTGGCGAACGGGGCCAAGGCTCCGGGCCTCAAGGACGGCGAGAAGAAGGGTCGCATCGAGGGGCTTGGCGTGCGGGTGCATGTCGGCGGATCGACGCGGCGGTCGGGTTCGCTGGAGGTGCTGAGTCTCGACGGCAAGCTCGACGTGTCGGACTTGGTCGATCCGGGCATTACGTCGCCCGAAGCTGCGGACGCTCGACGGATCAAGGCCCTGATCGCCCTGTCCGGGCGGACGGCGAATTCCGAGACGTTCGGGGAGTTGTTCCCCGGTGGTCCGGACGCCATCGAGGCGCAGATTCCCGGCAAGGTGCTGGCGAGCGGCGACCCGTTGGAGATTGCGGGGCACGTCAAACGGGCGCTCGAAAAGGCGGCTCGCGACCAGGAGACCGTCGCGGACAACCACGACGGCAAGGCGGCGACGCTTGCGGCGCAGGTGGGGGACGCCGAACTGTCGGACGTGCCCGACGCGGCGGCGTTGCGGCGGGAACACGGCGACGCGGTGCTGGCGCACATGCGGCTGCAAGAGGAGCGGAGGAGCGGGCTGGCGGAAGCCGAACGGAGCGAGGCGGCTCGGGCGAAATTGACGGAACTGCGGGCCAAGCCGGGGGACACGGTCGAGGAGTGCGAGGGCCACGTCAACGAAACCAAATGGCTGGTGGAACAGCGATCCGCCGAAGTGGAAAAGCTGGCAAAGCAACTCGACCAAGCCAAGGGGCATCTCTCCGCTGCTATGAGAGACCACAAGGACTGGTGCAAGCGGCAGACGTTTGCTGCTGATCGCGCGAAGGCAATCGCCGACCTCGAATCCGTGCTGTCTGGCACCTATGCAACCCCGCCAACCGAGGACGCCATCGCCCAGGCCCGAGCAAAGATCGACGCGGCATCGAAGCGGATCGAGGAAGCGGCCCTGCTGCGGGAGAAGCTGGCGAAGCGGTCCGAACTGGACGCGGCGCGGGAAGCGGCGGCGAAGGCCCGAGCGGTCGCCAAGAAGACTCGCGAGGGGGCCGCGGCGGTCGACGACGTGCTGTCCGACATGGTCTCACGACTCGGCGTCCCCTTGAAGGTGAAGGTGCTCGACGCGCGGACGCGGCTGGTCACGACGACGGAGCGCGGCGAGGTGCCGTTCGCGGACCTGTCTGCCGGCGAGCGGTGGCGGATGGCTCTGGACATCGCGGTCGACGCGGTGGGGGCGCGCGGCCTGCTGCCGGTGAAGCAAGAGGCGTGGGAAGGTCTCGACCCGATCAACCGTGCGGCCATCGCCGAGCACTGCAAGAAACGCGGCGTCTGGGTCATCACGGCGGCGGCGGCTGGCGGGGAAGAGATTGTGCCGGTCGTGGAAGGGGGTGCGGCGTGAGTCTCGACCCGAACGCACCGGCGTATCCGCAGGGGCCAAAAGACCGATACGGCGACCCAATCCGCTGCGAAGGGATGGGACTCACCGTGCGGGAAGCGATGGCGAAGGACAACATGGCTGCATTTTTGGTGGGGAACCCGGAGCCGAACGTCACGCATCTCGCTGGCGTGGCCGTCGAAGCCGCCGACGCCCTGATCGCCGAACTCAACAAGACCGAAGGGGGTGCGTCGTGATCGCGTGGTGCTGGCCCAAGCAACCGGGGGTGTACTGGCTGCGGAGCGAGTTCGACACCGCTAACCGATTTACGCTCGGGCCTGACGGGCTGTGGTCGTTTGGCATGTGGGGTGGTTGGACCCGCCAGCAAATCCGCCTGCTGGGGTGGCGTGGGATTCCCTATCGGATGGAAGGGGGTGCCTCGTGATCGCAGTCGCACAAACCGGCACGGACGAATGGTACGCCGCGCGATCGACCGGAATCGGGGCCAGCGAGGCGGCCGCGGCGTGCGGTCGCTCCCAGTACGAAACTCCGCTCCACGTCTACGCCCGCAAGGTCGGCGAACTGGCCGAGACGCGGGACAACGAGGCGATGTACTGGGGCCGGGTGCTGGAACCGCTGGTCCTGACGCGGTTCGTCGAGCAGTCCGGGCTGGTGATCGAGGACGCTCCCTGCCCGATGTTCCGCCGTGACGAGTTGTCGTTCCAACTGGCGACCCCTGACGCGATTCTCGCCGATGGGACGCTGGTCGAGATCAAAACCACGAACTGGCGGCGGGCAAAGGAAATCGGGACTGAGGGGAGCGACGCGATCCCCGACGAGTGGCTGATGCAGTGCCAGCAGCAGATGGCGGTGCTCGGGGCCGAACTGGTCCATGTCGCGGTGCTGATTGACGGCCGCAACCTGTGGACGGGTCGCGTCGAGCGCAACGACAAGTTGATCGCCCGCATGACGGACATCGAGGCGGATCTGTGGGGCCGGGTCAAGGACCGCAACCCACCAGAACCGGACTGGGAGCACGGAGCGACCCAGGAACTCGTGCGGTCGATCCATGCGGGCGTCGAGGCGGGCAAGGTGGTCGACCTCGCGGAAGACATCGCGGCGGCGTGGCGGCGGCAAAAGGAACTGGCCGCGTCGATCAAAACGCTGGAAGAGGAACGCGAGGCCCTGCGGTCGCGGGTGCTGTTCGCGATGGGGGACGCGGCTGTCGGGTGTGCGCCCGATGGTCTGGAACTGGTTCGGCGGGTCGTCGCGGGTGGTCCGGTCTCCTACGAGCGGAAGCCCTACGCGACGTTGCGGGAGGTCAGCAAGAAATGAGCACGGAAATCACCGAGCGACCGGCTGCGGTCGTCTCTCAAAAGATCGTGGTGACGGACGCGGTGCCGATGCTCGACACGGGCATGTTCGAGCACATGCAACGGGTGGCGACGGTGTTGGCGGCAAGCCCGCTGCTGCCCGACCACCTGCGGGGCGCGAAGCGTGGCGATGTGTTTACTCCCTACGAACAGAACAAGATTGTCGCCAATGCGTTCCTCGTGGTGAATCAAGCTGTGCGATGGATGATGGACCCCTTCGCGTTGGCGGCGGAATCCTACGTCGTCGGCGGGAAACTCGCGTTTCAGGGAAAAGTGATCCAGGCACTCGTCAACAAGCGGGCGGGCCTCAAAACGCGGCTGTCCTACGACTTCAGCGGCGCCGGGGAGGACCGCAAGGTGACTGTGACCGGCACGTTCGATGGGGAGACCGAACGCCGAAGCGTCGAGGTCGTCCTCAAGAACGTCAAGACGGCAAACCAACTTTGGAAGACCGACCCGGATCAAAAGCTGGTCTACAACGGGTGCATCAAGTGGGCGCGCCGATTCGCGTCGGATGTTGTGCTCGGCGTGCTGACCGACGATGACCTTGAGCGGATGGCTGAGAACCGCACGCCACACACGACGATGCCGGTGTCGGACGCTGCCACGAAGTCGGAGCGGATCGCACTGGAAATGTCCGCGCCGACCACGCCAGCGGGCGAGACGTTCATCGAAACCGAGGCGCAAACCCCGTCCGCCGTCGCCCGCTACGAAGCCCGGATCGCGGCGGCGACGCTCGACACGCTGGCCGATGTGGCGGCGGATTTCGACTCGGACCCGGAGTTGAGCGACGGCCAAAAGTCGCACCTGGCGAAGCTCGGCATGGAACGCCAGCAGGCTTTGACAGGCAAGAAATAGCCCGCGTTGGGCTACGGACGCGGTTCCGACGCCGCCGAGCGATTCGTCTGTTCGTCGCTCGGTTGCGGAATCCGCCGGTGCATCACTCGTGCCGCACAGGGGACGTAGCAGCCCCCGGACAAAACATCCGCGCCCGGATGAGAAACGAGTGGAGGGAAGACGGATCGCGGGTAGGGATGCCACGGCCACGGACGGCCAACGGCTCGTGCAGGTGCTGGTCGGCAGTCATGCCGCCGACTGCGGGGTTCGACTCCCCGGCGGGCCTCTGAGTTTTCTTCAACGAGGGACCGATGGCCAAGCTGCCGTACATGAAGTTCTACCCGTCGGACTGGCTCAACGATCCAGCCCTGCGGGTGGTGTCGCATGCGGCAAAAGGGATGTGGATCGACATGCTCTGTCTGATGTGGATTTCGCCAGAACGCGGCGCGTTTCGGTTCATTTCTGGGCGCAATCCGGAACCAAACGTGATCGCAAAAGCGCTCGGTTTGCGCCTCAATCGGTATCACAAATTGTTCACGGAATTACATGACGCCGGAGTGCTGTCGCTGACCGACGACGGTTGCGTGGTCAGTCGTAGGATGTTGCGGGATGAGGAGTTACGGCGAGAGGCGGAAGTAAATGGGGCGAGGGGCGGCAATCCAAAGCTCCTCGAAGGGGTTAACCCCCCCCTTAACCCCCCCGGTTATCCCGCGCCTGACGTACGTCAGAATCAGAATCAGAATCAGATACAGAATACAAACACCCATACCCACCCTAACGGCGCGCGCAAGGGTGGAATGGGTGTCCTAACGGACTGGAAGAAATCCGACCTGACGGACGACGCCAAGCTGATCGAGCGTTTCCGCGAAGCCGTCGCCGCAGGGGTGATTCCAGACTCCGAAGCCATGCGACTGCGATTTGTCGCCGAGGCCGAGCGCGTGTTGTCGGCCAAAGGTGTGCGCAACGCGGCGGTGATGTTCGTCGCGAACGTCCGCAAGGGGCTGCCGGATCGGCTGACCGACGCCGACGAGGACAGGGGCCGGGCGCGTCTCAAGCGGATGCGGGCGGGCAAGGTGAACGACGCGGCTGCACAACTGGCCGCGAAGCTGGGGGGGCGGTCGTGAGCGAGCGAGAACGACAAGCGGCGTTG